GCATATAGTATATTCTTTTTCTCACACCATTTAGCGTAGGTGGTGTCGCTTCCCTTACGAATCTTGTTGGACGCATTCATAAATACGAGACGGATGTCTAGGTGCGGATGTTGTTCTCGTACTAGTAAATGCTTCGTTCTATCTTCCACCGTCCATACACCCTTGGCTTCTATGATGATACCGTTGGGTAGTATGAAGTCGGGAGTGTAAGTAGCAGTCTTTGTATATTCAAGTATGATACTCTCGTATTGGAAACTGACACCACCACGCTGAAGTTGGTGTGCTAGTTTAGCCTCGAATCCAGAGCGGTAGTTAGAAGTTCGCTGTGAGCGTTTCCGTTGTTTCTTCTTCCGCATCAAATGCTCCGGTCAAGTCTTCACCTCCATTAGCAATGTATCCTTCTTCCGAAGTAAATCCAAAAGCATCTGCACTTGGACTGTTTACACCACCGTTAGATAGTTCGATCACTTGTACAGCAGACAATTCAAAGGTCACCCCAAACCCCTGACTTGGTACATACCAGAACTTAGGACGAAAAGCTACGTTCACTTTGGAACCGCCCCATACTTGTACATCCTCAGGTAACTTATTACCAGCGGCATCAAACAGAGCGATAGATAACTGATACTCTGTACCGTCCCGTCTTCTACCTCCAGCTTTCAGCTTGGCTTTCAACATGTGACCACCATCCACCTCGCTAAAAGGTAAGCCCTTCTGCTCAATCTTTTTACCGGGGTTAGCTTCCATGATGTCTCGTAACTCAGCCTCGTATAACGGCTTTAACTTCTGTACGATTCCTTGTTTTGTTTCTTCGTCGATAACAAGATCACAACTGTATACGCCGTACTCAGGATCAAACCTTTTATTCGGTTCATTCAAGTGGGCATATCTAGCTGTGCCTTGTGCTTTTATTATGTCGTGTTTCTTACGTGCTTTTACTGTCATATTTCTCAGTGTGTATTATTATTGGTTATTAAGATAACAGATACTGCTGGCGTTTTACTGCGGACACATCTAAGTCTCCAAGTTCCGGCACATCCGGCAATACTGCTTCTGGGTTGTTGTTGATTTGCTCCGCACGGAACTCGCTTAGGAGATCAACAGTGAAAGTCTTTGTATACAGCTGTCGTACAATGGTATTACATTTTCGTACATTACTTGCGTGGGTCACAAAGCAGTCATGTATAGTAGCGAGGTCAAAGTCAACCTCATTAGCTACTTGGTGTACGATACACGCATCTAAACTGTGGATAAAGTTAGCAGTGATGGCGTTACATTGTCCCTTTTTATCTAACTCGTCACTTAAATCCTCAGTCTTTAATCGGATGTATGTATTATCAAACACACTGTCCACCCATACTTGCTTCTTCTCTCTAAAAGATTGTACAACTTTGAATCCAGTGGGTGTTGTCCATGTAACAGGTTGATCGGAGGGTAAAGCACGGACACTGTCTTTTAAGAACCTCATCACTCGCTTGACTGGCTCACTCATCTCATCCGCTATCTTGTTTACAATCTTACTCAACCATATACAAGCAGTGAGTTGTTCGGCTGTGGATTCCCACGGATGATTAATACCTATCGAATAAAACAAATCCTGTAGATAGTTATAGTGCGTAGCTCCGTAAGGTCGGTTCATGATTGCAAGCTTTGCCATCTTACGATTAAATCCATAACGCATCCACCCACGTGCAATCGCTCCGCCATCCTTCTTGAGTACATTGTACACACGGTCAGCTAACTCTTGATACAAGTCGTTTACCCTGTCCTCCTCTACTAAGTTACACATCCTCCCAGTCTCTTTGTCCCGTAGTAACAAACTCAGTATTTGCATGCCATTATTACTACAGTCTTGACGGACAGGTAAGTAACTTGTGTACCCGTATCCTTCTTCTTTAAACTTCTTAAACTCAAAACAAAAGCGTAAGAATGAGAACGGATCACTTGCTTCTGTCCACCAATCATCACCGTGTGGATTCTCCGCAGCTTCCAATATAAAGTTCTGCCTCTTACCTACCCACTCTAGTCTCTCCGCTCTCGTACCCTTTACACCAAATGTATTCGCACCGTGTATAAGTACAGCCTCCAAGTCCTCCTCATCAACCACTTGCTGACCGTTATGAAAGTCAAGTAAGCTCTTCGCTAAGTCACTGCCCTGCGGATGGAGAAAGAATGGTATAGCGTACAATCTACCTCGGTAATCACTACGGTGTGGAAAATATAACTTATCGTATGTCTTATATAACTTAGCAAGGTGTATAATCTTGCAGGTCAGGTAACGCTTACTCTTCGTAGCTACATTGGATGTCTTAATGTCTTTTTGTTTTAACTTCCAAGCCCGTAACTCGTGCGGACAATCGCCAGTGTACCTCGGTTGCTCATCAATCTCACCAAACTCTGGGATGTTACCAACCACACGCTTCATCTCCCAACATTTAATAATAACATCAAGCATATCGTGGTTAATCTTCCAAGGTACTTGTTGTAACTTATTAACTGCGGACATAGCGTGAGTGTACGACTTTGCGTACGGTTCAAACCACTGCCTTGGCTTACCTGTTATAAAGTTAAAGGGCGGTAAGTCTTCAATCGGATACCCTCCACCAATTAACAAGTGCCAATCAACAGGTTTCTTTTCAAGTGCCATACAGAATGTACGAGTACCTTCTTTCCACTCATCAAACCTTTTTACCCAATCTGTAAACTCAGCAGTCGGTAAGACAATGCGTTCGTAAGTAATCGTCCCACGCCCCATCAAGTCACGGTATCCCACTTCCCACAAACCGGTGTGCAATCGGATTTCTTCGAGTACCCATGCACCTAAAGCAGTCTTATGTTTGTGTTCCCACAGTTGAAAGCGTTGCTCCATGTTTTCGTAATCGTAGAACTGCTTGAGCTTCATCGCTTTACTACGGTCATCCAACTTTAACAGGTCAATCTTGTTCGGGTGAAATGTTTCCAAAGCTTGTTGCCATCGTGCCTCGTTCTCAAATGCTTTACCAATTTTAAAACTCATAGCACTTATGCTTAACGAACGATCTAAGTTGTTAAGAAATGTACGCATACCAATAACAGCTATTTCATACGGACATAGGTCACACACATAAGTAAGAAACAACGGCATCGTAGCTTGTGTGGTGTTGTAGTAATCAATGAAGTCTTCCACCCTCTTACCTAATTTCGGACACATATTATTCATTATCCGCTTGGCACTGGCAGTCTTACTTGATTCACCCTCTGCTCTAAGTTTAGCTTGTCGGTTACGATAAGCAGTCTTTCCCCACGCCCGCATCTTAGCTATGTGTTCGTTACTCATATGTTCTCAAAGTTGTCAAAGGTAGTCTTCGGTTTCATGCGTTGTATGTCTGTGCGGACAGCTACTAACTTCCCATCCTCATCACGCTCGAATCGTTTGACCTCGGTGTTGTTCCAGAAGAGTTGGTATCCCTCGTGGATCGCTTTCGGGTCTACCTTTCGCCAGTCGATGTCGTGACGACAACTGATGTCCTCGTAAAAGCTATCTTGTTGCATCCCGTAGTTCCTGTCGAATGATGTCCGCCTCCGCCTCCCAAAATAAATCGTCAGCGTTGGTGTTTGCGTGGGTCTTGGAGTCGGTTAAGGTCAAGGTACTCTTCGAGTTCCTCTTCAAAGCCCTCCGGAAACTCGTCTTCAAGGAATTTAATAAGGTCAAGGCGTTCTTGTTCTTCTTCATCTGCTAAGTCGTATGGGTTGTTGCTGTTTAACCAGTTGTCGTAGTTGTTCATAATATTTTAAAGTTGTTATCGTTAGGCAGGTTATTGGTCAACATAAAGATTTGATGCCTTTACTCGCATTATCCCTTCAGCCACGCAATGAGCGGAAAGAAGGCTGTCATAAGAACCTAACGATAGTTGTCTCATGAATCACTCAATGACACGAAAAGTCTCAATCAAGATCAGGACGGAATCCATCAGGGAAGTTTTTATCTACCATGACCATTCCATCTAACATCCATGCCATAGTCTTTGGCGGTATTTGAGGTTG